CATCGGGTAGTCCGATGGGTAAAACTCCAAACGAACACCCGTGGCAGAGCCAGAAGCATTGCGCTCGCCTGCCGATACGGAGTCAAGGTCTTTCTGGGCCTGGACGGGGCCTTCGGGGGAGACCCCGAGAAGCCCCGGACTTTAGTCCGGGGAGTCGTCACGCTGAGACTATGACCCCGCTAAACAACGAAGAGGGATACATCGTAATCGTGCGATTCAAACGTATGCGCGAGGCCGAGCGTCGTTTTTGGCAGGCTCGAGCCGAACTTTGGAAAAACATCCGCAACATGTTTGGGTGGTAGCATGTAGTTGTGCTACTGTCCACGAACTTTGTACGGGAGAATATCCTGCCGGGGTTGCCGCTGGTAGACTCCATGGGTCAGCCGTTGAGTGATCGCGCCCTGGATTTTCGTATACAGTCTACGGTGGCATGGTTTGAACGCCGGTTTGGGGTGCGTTTGAAACCCACCACAATCAAACTAGGGCGTGAAGTATTGCCAGGTGAGCTTCCAGAGCACGACGAGACTCTACCGGCTCTGCCGTACCGCGCCGCCGGTGTCCACGGGCAAACCTACCACATCATGCGCCTGCCCATTGGCCCCATTCGCCAGATTCACGCGGTAGGGCTGTGGTTGCCCGGTATGCCGTCGGGCTCGAGGCTGCCGACCGATTGGGTTTATGAGTGGCCCAGGCCCGCCACCGTGCAGATTTACCCAGGACGCACCCTCACCATTCCCAACGTGTACGGCCCAGGCTTTTTGACGATGGTCAACATGGCCCGCAACGTACCCCAGGCATGGCATTTTTCTTACACCGCCGGATACGACGAGAGCGACTTGCGAGGCCCGTGGGCTGATGTGCTATTGAACCTAGCAAAAATGGCCGCGATGGAGATTCTAGCGCCGGGTTCGCTGGATCGCAACTTCGTGGCAGGGGTGCAGGGGCGCAGCGTTGGGGTGGATGGCCTCAGCCAGTCGGTGCAGTTTATGAACACGCCGGACGGTTTGAAATACTCAAACCTGTGGGGCCACCTAAAAGAAGAAGTGCAGGAGTGGCTAAAATCTTTTTGGGCCAACAAATCGGGTTTTATGCTGGACATTCTGTAGGTGCATATGCCGCAATACTCAGATTTTCCCCAGGGCGAGTTTGAACCTGAACTGTTCGACATGCTTTTGAACGGCCCCCTGACCTATCGGGTGAGCTGCCGTGCAGCCAGGCTATGCCCCTGTGACGATGGCCGCAGCGGAGGCCCGGCCCACGACTGCCCTGTGTGCGAAGGACGCGGCTATATCTGGTCAACCGTGCCTCTTGTTGAGTATGAAGACACCCTGACCCACTACGGCCCAGGCCCGTACCTGGAATGGCGATTCAGTTTCAAGGTGGCTGATGAACGGCTGTCGAGGGCTCGAGTGACTGAGATTCTGGAAGTACGCGACCAGTTTGGTGGCACACACAGCGACGTCAGCGTGGGGAAAGAATCGGTCATAGTTTGGGGGAGCCGCCGACCGCAGCCAGGCACGCTATACACCGTGCGATACCGCGCCCCCGAACAAATGCGCCTGCACGCCCAGGTCATACGCACACAACGGTCATGGGCGGCCAGGGGGGAAGTGAAAGAGGGCGATATGGAATGCTCGATACCCGAGCGCCTCGAGGACTTGATAACTCCAAACCCAGCTTTTCAGGCCAAGGAACACGACCGCTTTGTTTTCCTAGACCTCGAGCGCCCCGTCAACCAGCGCATGACCAGGGGCAGCCGCGAAACCCTGCTATACCCGACTTTTTGGGAAATCAAGGCGGCCAGGGCGATTGTTGGGGGCAGTGAAGTGACCTATGAGCCAGGGGTGGACTTTGTAATAAACAATAACGCCGTGCAATGGCTCACTAGCGGCCCGCCCTATGGAAGCCCTTACGTCCTGGACTACATTGCCTGCCCTGAGTATTACGTGTTCGCCGAGCTGCCCCAAATGCGCCATGTGGACGGCCTACGACTGCCGCGCAGGGTAGGCTTGCGGTTGTTCGACCTATACCCAGGTAGGGGAGGATAGAAATGGACTACGCGAAGATGACCATAGAAGAATTGGCCGCCCTGGTAAGGAAAAACTTGGCGTTGAGGCCCTCAAGCGACACCGCCAGCTTGAACGCGGCATGTGGCCGATTCAAATACCGGAGCGCACCCAACGGCACAATCGTCATCACCGATCCAGAGTGGACGGCTAAAAATATCGTGAGCCTGACGACTCAGGAATACGGCAAACGCAACGCCCTGAAAGATTTTGTTCCCGATTTGCCGGGATGGCCTCCCACACCTATCTTGCGCAACGGTAAACCCGCTTTTACCACTGTGCCTAAAGTATGGTGTCACCGCCTCATGGCCCCCGCTCTGGTACTCGCATGGCGCATTGTTTTTCTGGAGAACCTACAGAGCAAGGTCGCTACTTTTGACGGCCTGTGGGTTCCACGCCACCAGCTTTTCAACCCCTCACGACCCCTCAGCGTCCACAGTTGGGGCATGGCCCTGGACGTAGCCGCCCGCACGAACGGCTTTGGCGCAAAACCCCAGCTCGATGAGCGCGTAGCCCAGATTTTCGAGTTTTATGGTTTTGCCTGGGGAGGGCGGTGGAGGGGGCCCAGAGGAAAAAACGACTTCAGCCTGGCCGACGGGATGCACTTTGAGTATTGTGACCCGCTCGAGTACGCACGCGGCCCCATCCAGGACGGGGTTTTGAAAAAAGACCGGCCATGATTTTTCTTGTCGAACCCCTGCCATCAGGAGCTGCCTGCCGCCTCACGGTTGCGGTGGGTGAGGAAAGCGTCACCTTTGCAGTCTATGCCTCGAGCCTTCCTACGCCGCCCGTAGGCCCGCCAGGGCCCGCCTACCGGCTTGTGGCAGATGGAATGTTCAGGTGGCATAGGACGGCCTCCAGAATCGCTATAGAGAGCCCACAGAGGCATTGGTATCAGACCGTGGACATGCACCCCACCCTACGGGCTGAGACCCCCGTCTATTACCACTGCCTTTTTTCGGTAGGCGATCCGCTCACCGTCCAGGTCACGCCCACCCGCCGCATGGAGGCCCAGGCCGTTGTGTTGCGCGACATCCTCAAGCCTCGTATTGAATATGCGTTGAACAAGGCCATAGCCGCCAACCGTTTGGGGCCACGGGTCAACCACGTGCCGGTATACGAGCAGGACGTTCTAGCCAAAGACCAGCCATTACCCGCCGTGCTCATCAAGGAGACACAGACTTTTATCAGCCAGCCCATAGGCGGGATACGGGGTGAGTGGAAGCGGCTCAAGGACGGCAAAATGTTTATCGAACGCACCCGTTTGTACCGCGCCAGGCTTGACATGCTCGCCATCAGTGAGAACCCATCGGAGCGCACCATTTTGGGCAACATCCTGCAAGAGATGGTGCAAACCGATTGGCTCTTGCTGGAAGAAGCGGGCTACCGCGAGATCACCGACCAGCGCATGACTCGAGGGGGTCAAGACCCTGAAGGGTTGGTGATTTTTGCCGAGGAAGTGACAGTGGACGGGGTGATAGAGCTTGTGGCCCGCGAGGAAATGCTGTATGCGGTCAGCCCCGAGTTTGGGGCCATCATGGAAGCAATTGTGTAGTCCCGTAGCGCAGGGTTTGACGCACCTCAAACGTCCAGGGGCTACTCGAGCGACCCGCCGTTGCTACGGTGGGTGTGGCAGGGTTTTCGGCATAGGTCACGTAGGCCTCGAAGCCGTATTGCCCTGGCAGGTGAGCGGGGATGTCGCCTTGCTGGAACTCCCAGATGAGGGTTTGGGGGGGCAGGGCGAGAAGCTGGGCCAGGGTAAACACCCGCTTTTTGTGCTTGCGGTTGGGCATTATCAGGAATAGCTCAATTTGCAGGATTGAGGGGTTGTGCGTATTGACATTGGTTGTCAGGGTGTAGACAAAACCCCAATCGCCCGCGTAGATCATGGCCTTATTGTACCCAGAAAGAAAGATGCCGAGCCCAAAGGCCCGGCATCTTGGGGTTGGCCGCTACGCGTCAGTGACGGTAGCGAGCCAAAAGTTGATCACCGCCCCCTCGGGGAGCGTCGTTGCCCCTTCGGGGAGACGAGGCCCGGTGTACTGGGCAACGAGAACCTCGTCACCTTCCACCAGGCTGACGTTTATCCGCCCGTAAGAGGCGGGGGTTTCCCCCTGGGCCTCGAGCCCCAGGAGCCCGTCCACCACCCGGGCAGTGTCTGCGTGCCCCACCGCAGGAGTCAGCTTGTTGGCCCGCGAGTACGCGCGGGCCTCCTCGAGGCCCAGGGGGGTAAACTTGACCGTCGTTTCGACGGCGAAAAGAAGCATGTTCAGACTAAAAGCGTTTACCAGGTACTTGCTCATATCATTTCCTCCACCCCCAATGTGGCATACTCTGCTACACCTTGCAAGCATCCCTGGCTTCATGCCATGATTGTTGCGTTGCCTGCTACATTCCAGGGCAACAGGAGGCCAGTATGAAAAAGCCGATAGACCTTGAAGCTATTACAAAAATTCTTATGCCAGACGAAACCCACCCGTCGGACTTTGAGAGCCTGCACGGGTTTGTTTTGTGTGGCTATGCAGAGAAAACGGACAAAAATCAAGTAAGCGACACGCCAGTACCAGTAAAACTTGTCATGGGGCAATACTTTTACCGTCCCGAAGGAAGCGCCGAAGGACTCCTCGAGGCTCACTTTTTGAATGACAGCTTTGACTACATCCGCACTGCTATAGCCGACCGCATTTTATCGGCTATGGCGGTACTCATTGCCCGTCGCGTAGAAGAGCCTGAAAGTCTGTATGAGGCGGCTGTCATCGTGAAAAAGTACAACGAAAAGTTTGGACTCGAGGCTCGAGCCCGAGAAAACGGTGATGTCTTTTATGCCGAACTTATCGCGTTTATGAGGATGCTGGACGTGGACATTCCCGAAGATGAGCAGGACGGCGTAAAACAGCCGCCTATCCCGCCACTGGACAGCTAAACGAACACCGACAGGCGGCCCTCAAGCTCATCATCCACCCGAAGCAACCCCGCAAAGTAGGCGGGGTTGTCCCAATTTAGATACCCCTCGAAACCACCCATCACGATTAGGCTACCTGTAAACAGGCTCACCGCGTCACCAGGGCGTATCTCAAAGCCCAGCGCCAGCACCCGCTCGTTGCCAAAGGGGTTGAGTACCTGGTTCAGAATCGTGTAGTTGCCCACCGGATCGCGCACCCGCGCCTCTATCTGAAACAACCCATCCGGCAGAAGGTTCAGGTTGTAAAAACCCCGAAACATGGTGTTGCCCGTACCCACCGCCACCATCGGCATCTGGTAGGTGTTGCCCGTGGGTAGATGGCGCAGGGTCACGAAGCCGTCAGCCCCGAAGTAGTCCTCGAGAAAATCCGTGTCCAAAACCCCTAGCGGCTCATCCGAGGTTAGAACAAGCCAGAGTTGGGTATAGTTGCCTCGATAAAAAATCATCAGCCACCGTAGACAGCCATAACCAAAGTAGGGGGTGTGGTATCGCTCGAGGCCGGACGGAAGCGCCGTCGCCGCGACACGGTGAACCTTGCAATGATCAGGCGCGATCTCATAAAAATCCTTTCTAACGTTTGAACAGCTCGAATCCTGCCGCCAGCACCCCTCCTAGAATCAGCCAGACCACCGCCTGAATCAATGCCGACCATTGCCGTTGTCCCTCTATTTTCGCCTCGAGCCTGCCTATTGCCTGATTGATGGCCGCCAGCGCGGACGGCAAGCCCTCGAGCGCCTCGAGGCGGCGTGAGTGCTCTTGGAGGATGGCCGAGTGGCGTTCCTCCGTACGCTCCACACGCTCCAAGCGCTCGTAGATTCGTTGCATTTCTGGCTCCACTCGGTCTCCTACAAGATGCATTTAATGTGGACTCTCGGAGTTTGCAACTCTACATTTAGAGTTTTGGAAGTCTGAATTGCGAGTTTATCGAACATAGCCTACCCCCTACAAAACATACTCGATGCCGATGGCAGGGATAGATCCCGTCCCTGCCGTGAACCCGCTGGTTGGCGCGGGGTTGGATGGTACGCCGGATGTGTAGAAATGCGTCACCAACGCTGTCCCGCCGGTTGCATGCGCTAGCGGAACCGCACCGCCTACTGCCACTGCACGCAAAGTCGGCGTTGAGCCTGCATGCAGTACCAGCCAGTACACGCCCGGCTCGAGCGGCTGGTTGAGGGTCACCGTTTTCACCCCCGTGGACGAGCCATCGAATGTCCCGCTGATGAGCCGTGCGGTAGGCCGACCGAGGGAGTCGGACTTGTACAGATGCAGTGTTTGTGTCCCGGCCCCGGTAGTCGTGACCTCGGCAGTCAGCGTTATGCAGCGAATCCAGCGCTCTACTCTGAACGGAATCCAGTAGGCGCGGCCCGACGTGAGGGCCAGCGTGGTGAAGGCGGTGGCTCCAATCGCGCTGATTACTGGCCGCGTGGTGCTGGTCGGGAAGCCGGGGGGCAATGCCACGGGCAGGGTAAACAGGTGCGAGCGCTGAGAAATCAGGCCCGTGCCCATGTCCCGCTCGACTTCTTCGCGGATGGCGAAAGCCCCAAGGTCAGGGGATACTCGAGGAAGCAGGTCAAAATCGAGTGCGGGGAGATAGGTAGTTTCCCCCGCGCGACGGGCTGGAGAAGTGAGGGCGGGCCTGAAATCCCCCCTGTAGCCGGGGAAAATCAGTTGGGGGTCAGTGGTGATGCCGTTGGTGTGACCGCCGTTGGACGTGATTCGTGATGTGATATTGAACGTGTTGTTGTACAACACGTTTCTGTCCCAGGTGTTGGCCCCGGTAGCGTTTACCACGTCCAGGCCGTAATAGCAATGCGCTACGATATTGCCCACCGTGACGTTGTTCTGGCAGAGAGGGGTCGTCACGTCCCCCGCGCCTAATGAAATGCCCGCATATTTGCAGCCCCATATAGTGTTATAGGCCACTACGTTGTTCTGGTTGCTACCCCAGGATGTGATGCCCATCGCAATAATGCGGAATATTACGTTGTTGCGGATGATGCTACCGTTGCCGTAGAAGTAGATGCCGTGCACGCGGGTTGCCGGAGCCGAACCGTTACCCCAGGTGCGGCTGTCAAAATCGGCGGTGTCGTGGATGATATTGCCCTCCACAAGGCAGTTCATGGCCGCACCCACGCCACCGTCGTAAATGAGAATGCCCGTCCCGCCGTCTACCCCTTCCACCGCGTTCATGTCGTGGATGTAGTTGTAGAGCATGTGCGAGCCAATGCCCCGGCAGTAAATGCCCACGCCGATAACGCCGGTAATCTCCAGGCCCATCGCGCGATAATAATCATCGCCCGGCTGGATGAAGAAACCAAACGAAGCGGTGGTGCTGTGAATCCGCGCCCCGTGCAGGTTTTCTGAGGCCACGGTGATGTAGGCGCTGCTTGTCCCGCTGTTCAACGTTTGATAGGCGGCAGCGCCATAGCCGTTGGCGGACGTGTACAGGCCGTCCATCAGAAGCAGGACATCGCCCGGTTGCAGTTGGTTGAGGGCGTGTTGTAAGCTCCAGGGCGAAGCTCGTGTACCACTGTTGCCGCTACTGCCGCTTGGGGCAGCGTAGTAGATGTTACTGGCCTCGGCAATGTATCTAGCCAACATTGCCTTGTATCGCTCTGCTCTTGTAGCGCCGTTGGGCGCGATGTTTAGCTGAGTGCTGAGCGCAAGGCGGCCATCGGGGTCGAGCCAGCGTTTGCCATTCCAGCGTGCAAGGCCGCCTATGCCACCGCTCCAAACCATATCGGAGCAGTGAGCAATAGCCCTGTAGTTGGACGGCAAAATGGGCAGGGTGCTGACGGTGAAGGTGGGTAACTGCACTGAGCGGGGATCTTCTACGAGTGCTACCGTTTTAGTCCCAGCCGCAAAATTGACCAGGTTATTGCTGTCGCTCGAGCGGATGGCCGTCCGGCTGGTTAGCTGGTTTCCCGAGGCAGTATAGGTTGCCTCGCAAATTTCCCACGCGCCCGTTGGATTCAGATTGGCGTCTACCGCCTCAATCAGGAACACGGCCCGCTGACCATCGGATAATCTTCCGCCAACCGTCACAAAACCTGTTACAGCACCGGCAAGTGCAATACTGCCCGTGCCGGTGCTGGTAGTAGTTTCCAGGACGCTATCAGGTAGCATTATCCACCATAAACCGCCATGACCAGGGTGGGAGCGGTGCTGTCAAGGTTATAGGTGATGTCCAGGCCTACCGCTACACTCGAGCCCTGCCGCGCCCGCAACAGCAACCGCCCCGCCTTTATGCCGTCGCCAGCGGTCAGGTTGAGGGAAATGCCCGAACCCAGCTCGGCTACCGTAAAAGCCCGCTCGTTAGTACCGTTATCACTCCAGCGAAAATCATTGCGGCTCAGAGTGCTGTGGTTGGCCCATTCAAGGGTGCGCACCCCACCTCGGTTGTCCCAGGCCGAAAGCACCCGTAAAACGGGGTTTGTAGAGTTGCCCGCCGCGCCTATCTCAGCGTCCTGTGACTGAAGCGTAATAGCGTTGGAAGGTTTGTTTCTGATCCAAAAGGACTCTTCTTGCTGGGCCTGGTTGCTAGCCTGATCGGACGAGCGGTGTTTGATGTAGTTTTGCGTACCCGATCCGCTCGAGACGGTGGGAGAGTTGCCCGCTGTCAGGGCCAACCGCCAGGCTACTTGATAGCTGATGTTGGTACGGTTGCCCCCACCGTCAAACGGATTAGTCCCATCGGGCGTTTCAAAAGTCACGGAGCCCGAAACGGGGATGCTCAAAATGCGCACCAGGAAGGCGTTACCGCCGTTGACCGATGAATGCGCCACCAACAGGTAATCCCCCACCGAAAGCCCCGCTGTAGAGGCGATGGTGAGCCGTTTGTTAGTGTCGTTGTAAGAGCCCGCCGTACCGTTGGTGATTACCGTTGCAGCCGGTGAGAGGTTGGAGGTGGAGTTGTCAGTGCTGGGAAAACCGCTAACCTGGTCAATCCCTACGCGGTCAACCGTAAAAATGTCGAAGGTGGACGCGCCAAAAACAAATTCAACCCGCAAGCCGTTCAGAAACGGATCGGCAGCCGAAGAACCGGCAGGAGTAGAACCTGTGAGGAATGCCATTAGTTACCTGCCTTTTTGCGGCTCGAGGCCGTAGTCTCGACTTTTTTGGGAACCCAGAAGTTGCCTTGAATCTCGTGCGTTTGCTCAAACTCAGCAATGGCCGCCGCCCAATTGTCGGCCCTGGATACGCCCCCCTTGACAATAATCGGGTTTCCGTTTTCGTCAGTCTCTACATTCCCGTCCCCGTCGCGTTTTACGGTGTCTGGCACTTCAAACTCCGTGCCCAGCTCATAGGCGCGACGGGTCAGCCAGTTGATTTGATCCAGTTGCAAGACGGCCCCGCGCAGGGTTTGGCGGTGCTTTGGCGCGTCCTGTATCCGGTTATAGATTGCATATCCCTGTTCGTTCATACCTGCATCGTACTGTTTTTAGCGGTAGCGTTGCGCAGGTCTGCCAGGGTTTGGCCTGGTGTCCCGTGCCGGTGATAAACAACGAATTTGGTACGTGAAGTTTTTTTGCTTATCACGTATACAGCGTACTTTGGAGCCGGAAAATGCTCCTGCGCATAGGCCACAGCCGCCTGTGGGTGATCAAAACGCATCTCATCCCAGGCGTGGCCGCCCCACAATAGCAAGTAGTAGCTTTTCACAGAACTCCTTCGGGGATGCCCCGTCTCTTTAGAGCGGGGAGGAACCGAAGGGCGGCGTGAATACGCCGCTGGAATCCCCGCAAGTTATTGATCGCATAGAGTGACATTTTGTGGTATACTCCTTTCGTGCAGCAGGTGCTTACCGTGAAAATCAGGCTGGCTCCTACCCCGGAGCAAGAAGCGGCTCTGAGGTCTACGCTGGTCGCCTTCGCGGACGCCTGCAACCACATCCATGCGGCTGTGCCCGAAAACATCCGGAACAGCGCCCGGATACAGCAGTTGACCTACAAGGAGGTAAGGCAGAAGTTCGGGTTGAGCGCTAATTTGGCTGTAAGGGCCATCGCTCGGGTGAGCATGAACCGCAAGGCGGCAAAGGAGTTGGGCGGCAAAGTCAAAGCGTTCAAGCCCACGTCGGTGGACTACGACGCGCGCATCTTTGACCTCCGTTTGCGGGATGAGACTGCTTCTCTGAGCACGGTCAAGGGTCGGCTTCGGGTTGACCTTCGGCTCTCCAAATACCACCTGCAAAAACTGCAAGGTGCTCAACCCGCCAGCGCTACGCTGGTGGACTCCAAGGGCACATTGTGGCTGCATGTGCAGGTCAAGCGGGAGGTTCCCCCAGCGGCTGAACCCCAGGACGTAATCGGGGTGGACCTGGGCAGAACCGATATAGCCGTTACCTCCACGGGCAAAAGCTGGTCGGGCCAAGCGGTAACAAAAGTGCGGGACCGCTTCGCAAAGACCCGTCAGATGGTGCAGAAGAACCGCTCGAAAGGCACGCGCAGCACCCGCCGCAGGGCTGGGGCGCTGCTGAGACGGCTGTCGGGCAAAGAGGGACGTTTCCAGAAACACGTGAACCACGTGGTCAGCAAGGCCATCGTCTCGGAGGCTCAGGCTTTGGGTGCGGCCATCGCGCTGGAAGACCTGACGGGCATCCGGGAGCGCAGCAACACCCAGCCCAGGAACTCCACGGAGCGTCGCCGCAGCAACTCCTGGGCCTTCCAGCAGTTGCGCGGCTTCGTGGAGTACAAGGCGGCTCTGGCCGGGGTGCGGGTCATTCCCATACCCCCCGCCTACACTTCGCAAACCTGCCACCACTGCCTGCACATCGGCAAGCGGCAGGGCAAGCGCTTTGCGTGTGGGAACTGTGGGTGGGTGGGGGATGCTGACCATAATGGCGCTCAGGTGATTCGTCTGGTGGGGCTGAGCGTAACGCAGCCTCGTGGCTCGGAGTTGCTCTCGTGCACCTTCAGGGCTTCCGAAAGCCCCTGACTTCTAGTCAGGGGAACCGTTACTGTTTCACCGTGTTCGCTTGAATAGCAATCTCGAGCAGTCTTTGCAGCTCGCTTTTTGAGGCGTTGGGTACGGGTTTGCCAACCAGCGCTTTCCTTTTCATGAGTTTGCCAGACTTCACCAGCAGCACAAAATGGTCAGCATCAAACTGAGTCATGCCGCCATACCAGCGGGGATCGGTATAGTGCTCCAGGAAGCACTTTTTTGCGCCTTGAGGCGAGTCAAAGCCGATAAAAACTTTATCCTCATCGTAGCGCCCCTGAACGGGGTCTACGGTGTGGACGACAAATACTTTATCGCTCAACAGGTTGGGGCCTACAAACACGTCCAGGTGATCGCCGTCCGGCGATTCGGTGTTTCGTATGTACCCGTAGGGTACTTTCATCCTCACCCGCCAGGGTTTGCCGTTACCGTCTACGCCTTCTCGAACGCTACCCACGCCGTTCTCGATGCTGATATTCAGGCCGCGCCACTTGAGGCGGCTGTGCAGCGGGTAGCCAGTGGCGTGAGCCTTGTAAAAGCGTTTTGCATTCATGGCGACTCCTGGTCAAGCTCGAGCGGAGGTTGCTTGAATTGCGGCTTTCCCTGTTGCGGCTGAGGTTGTTTGCCAGGTTCAACCCCGTACATTTGCCCCTCAGCATCTGGAAGTACTCGGTTGCCCTGTTCGTCCGTATCCGGCATGTTGCCAGGCCCAGGCATGCCCTGACCGGGCATCATTTGCCCCATGCTTTCTTGCTGTTTGGCCTGTAGTTGCTGCATGTACAGGCCCATAAAAGCGGGGTTCATCGGTGCATTCGCCATCACCTCGTCCTCTGGAACAGCCTCACCCCGCCGTTTGCGGAACTCACCCAGGGTAAGCATGGCCGATTCATCCTGTTTGCTCAGTTGCTGGTCAGACTCGAGCCCTGTCCACACAAACTCGAGCCGTGGGTCAACCGTCGCCAGAAGTTCGTTTATGGTTTTCCCGAGGTACTGCATCAAGGGCCACAAGCCCTTATCCTTGCTGGATGCAAGTCTTTCTTCAGTATCGGAACCCGAAAGGCTCGAGGGCCGGTTGGTAAATGATTCAAAGTTGATCTCTTCGGGATCCATTGCGTACAGCATGGCCTTTATCGCCACCAGGAATGTCATCCAGCGCGAGAAGTACATCTCGTTGAAATCATTGCCGATAGGAATAAATTGCGCCCCTGTCGGGTTGGGCGAATCGTCTCCAACAATCATCGGCAGCCGCCAGAAGTTGTGCACGCCCTGTACCTGTGCCTCCCAGCGGGCTTTCAGTTCTTCTACATCAGCAGGATTGAAAGCCCCAAACATGAGCAGGAGCCCTCGAGGTAGGGAGTTATCGGTAAAGCCGCGCAGGTTGAGCTGCAGCGCGTTCAGGAAGCCCGTCACGATTTGAATCAAGTCCTCGGGCTCGGCCTGCCCGTAGTTGAGGCTGTTTATTTGGGTGCGAGGCCGCCGAACCCTATAAATCATATCGTCATGGGTGTACCAGGCCCGCACAATGCCCTCAGTTGCCAGCACCGCCGTCACCTGGTCAGGGTCAGGCACGTGCAGGTTATAGGCCGATTCAATCAGCGGGACATTCTCGGTCTCGAGCGGGTCATTCGGGTCAACCAGGAACACCGCCGCACCGTCCACGTGAATCCAGCCATGCGTGACTCCTTCGGCTGTGGGAATAATCTCGATGGGAGCCGCGTCCATTGAAAGCGAGTCGTACAGGTGCTTGAAAACCCAGTCCCATAGATCATCGCGCCGCAACCGCCGCCGTTCGCGGGGATCGGTCACAGCGCCGCAATTCAGTACGTATTCCTCCATGAGCCGGAGATAGCGCCGTTCATTGGGCGAAGGCTCGTGCTCTTCGTATTTGAAACGCACCTGGAACCCAGGCCGCCAGCGTTCGCGGGAGGGCCTGAGAAATCGCTGTACCTGGTTTATGCGCGTTTGGATGATGCCTTTGAGTACCGGATCGCGCTCAACAATTTGCCGCAGTTGCCAGAAGTCCAGGCCCACAGGCCGGGTAAGCCAGAGGTGTTGTTTTTCACCGTCTTGCAAGTCCAGTGTGGCCTTGCCCATTTTTTTTAGTTGAGGGCCCAGGTCTTGCGCTTTCGCCATTTGCGCATTTAGTAGAAACTCCTGGAACCAGGGAGCCCGCATCATGTCCCGCGCACCTATGCGGGCCACCGCCGCCACTTCTTTTTCGGCTTGAAAACGCTCATCTCGAGGCCCCTTTGTCATGGCCTTTAGGGCGTCGAGGGGAATCGAGAAACTATAGTCGGTCATGCCTGATATTGTAGCAACCAGATATGCGAACCATCCGGCAGGCACTCAAAACCCTATCTCCTGAAGCCGTGCGCGTTCTGGTCTGTGTGTGCATTGAGGGCGAACCCACCCAGGCCCAGGTAGCGGAGATAACCGGCCTCGCCACCAACACCGTCAAGAAGGCGTTGCGCGAGCTGAACTATTGCGGCATGGTGGACATCACCCACCAGGGGGGGCGCAGCCCGTTCAAGCGCATACGAGCTACAACCCCCACCCTGCTTGACGGTATACTCGAAGCATGGAAAGAGCCGAACTCGAGGCCAAAACAAAGGCCGAACTGATCACGCTGGCAAAGGCCAGGGGGCTTGAGGTTGACAACCAGAGCAAGGCCGAACTGGTGGAACTGCTACTGTCCCAGGCCGAGGCCAGCGGGGAGCCCATCGCCCTGACCGCCTACCTTGAGAGCGTTGCCGTGCCCGTAGGGGTGCAGGGCATTCTGTTGACCATGCACAAAGCCGACAAGCGTACCCTCGAGGGCTGGAATGCCCTTGTCAGTGACCTTTTGAACCGCAAAACATCCTGACTGTTCGCGCCGATAAACTAGGCATATGAGCCAGTTTGGAGTCTCTTTCGGGAACGAAATCATCTTGACCCCAGGCGCATATGCCCGCCTAAACGTGGATGCTATGACCCCTGAGCGCAGGGGCAATGAGCGGGCCGTTGCAGTTATTGCCGTCGCAGACGGTGGGAGCGTGGGCCAGGCCGATGTGTTTAGCAGCCTCAATGCCGCCAACCGCAGACTCGTGGGAGGCGTAGGTTACGACCTGACCAGCAAAGTGTTCAACCCGGGCGGAGGATTCAGGGGGGCCTCGCAGGTTATCTTCATCCGCGTCAACAAGGCAGTTGCGGCCAGCATTGACGCCGGTGATGTGATTTTTCGCGCATCGAACCCAGGCCCCAGCAGCAATTCCATTCGGGTCAGACGCACCATCACCGCCGGAGTTGCCAACCTGTACGTTGAGGACTTGGTTGCCAGGGTGCGCGAGCAGTACCTGAACTTGGGGCCCGTGCTGGCCGTGCGTTACCAGGGGGGCGCAGGCTCGCCCTCGGTGGCCGTGACCGCCTCGGGTGGAGTGACGACCGTAACCTTGACGGGCTCGAGCACCCTTACAATCACTTCTAACCAGGCCCGCACCATTGGCGACCTGTACCAGATCATCAACGACTCTAGCGAGTGGTCAGCCGATTATGCAGGCAGTCTCGGCTCGAGCATCCCCACCACCGACCTTGTAACCGGCACAGTGACGGCCTCGAGCGGGGTGTACACCCTCAGCATTGGGGCCAGGGCCTACCTGTACGCCCTTGCAGACTCGAGCCTCATCACCGCCGAACTGCCCGCCTCACCTGCCTCGCCTGTTGACCTTTCGGCATGGGCTTTTCTATCGGGCGGCACAAACGGGCCAGCGGTGGTATTGCAGGATTGGCTAGACGCGTTTGAAATCGCCGATACCTACGACCTGCACGGGATTGTAGTGGGTACAGGGGACGAGCAGGTCTTGGCCGCTGCTATGGCCCATGTCACGACCGCCTCGAGCATCGCCAACCGCCGCGAGCGCCTGCTGTATTGCGGGGTGGCCCTGTCCACCAGCAAAACCGACCTTGGAACCAAGCTCAACAATCTGCGCCAGCTTATCGGTGGAGCCAGGGCGATTATTGCAGGTCAGGAGCCGGTAGAGGGCACTCAGCGTTATCCGACCTACTACCTCGCGGCAATGGCCGCCGGTATCAAGGCCGGTTCGGAGCCCGCCATGAGCCTGCTCAACAAGCCTGTGGGTGTGCAGAAACTCAGCTACCAGTACACCCCTGCCGATTACGATTCGCTGTTCACCAACGGCTTTTTGGCGGTGCGCTTTGACAGCGAGGCCAATGAGTATCGCTTTGCCAACAACCGCACCAGCTACGTTGCGGATGCCAACGTGATTTACGGCAAGGTCAGCGGCATGGACATTCACGACACCCTGCTCAAGGGCGTGCGTAAAGCCGCCAGTGTGGAGGTGGGTCAGGTGGCCGACCAGAGCCTTGCCAGCCGGTTGCGCTCGAGGATCGTCGCTTACCTGGACAGCCAGGTACGGGGTGCTCTCAACCCCAGCGGGGTACTCACGCCAGGGGTGGGTACAGATGGCCGTGCCCGCCCTGCCTTTGAGAACGTAGAGCTTGTGTTTGACGGGTTTGACGCGGTACGGGTGCGTTTTGAGGCTCACCCCGTAGGCGAGGCCGCCTACATCCTGGTTGAAGGATTCCTGACCCCTGTTCGGCTTGTAGCCCGATAGGGTATAGTAGAGCCGCAGGCCAGGGTTTCGGCGAGTTTACCTGAGCCTGCCATCCTGTAACCCCCCTGCCCACCCCAGGGGGTTTTTGTTATGATTCAAGCGGTGCTCAGGTTGGCCTCCACGAGCACCCCACCACCCCCTGAGTTACGGCAGGGGGTGGTGCTATAATAAAGGCGCAGTCAGGCGCGTCTGGCTGCCTCAAAAAGCCTACCCCCAACGTTCGGCGCGTTGGGGGTTTTTGTATGACCGCACTCGGGGGTACAGTGAAGCTCGAGGTGACTTCATGGCAGCTTTGAATGAGCAAAACACGCGCCACGCAAACCTTTGTTACGTGTACCTGAGCGACGGCAACGGGGATCAAATTATCGGCCAGGCCCAGCAGGTGAGCGTACAGGAAGACGGGGGGACGACCCCGATGTATGTCATCGGGACGGCCTATCCCTATGAACACGTCCACAACCAGTACACCGCCAACATCAGCATCGGCCTTTTGGCGCTGTACAGCGACGCGGTAGAGCAGTTGCAGGTAGGTAAATCCGAGTTGATTCAGTTGCCGCTTGTTGACCTGAAAGCCATTGACCAGCGCACCGGCGAGATTATGTGGGTTGCCAAGGGCGTGACGTTACGCGGGCGATCCGGCAATATCAACGCCAACCAGCCGATTCAAACCCAGGTGCAAGGTCTGGCCTTGCGCATCGTGGGAGCCAATGGCGAGGCGGGCGAGCTGGGGCCTGATGTACCGCGCCCAGGGCAGCCGGTGGGATTCTAAGGGAGGGATAGGTATGTTTGCTCGAGTGCTAGTTTTCATGTTGGTTGTGGGAATCATCATGTTCGCGTTGGCCGCCGCGCCGCAGCCGCCGACCGATTGGCCGAGCCTGGTTTTGCTTCTAATCAGCGCACCGTTTGGCCTTGCAAGTCTGTGGAAGCTCATCATGGTAGCCGACTGGAAAGAACTGCTCAAAAGCGGTTCGGTTTACACGGCTGTATCGGCATTTTTTGCGGCCTTGGGCGGGTATGTCGCAGGCGTCCTTACTCTGCCAGAGGCGCTAGGAGCCGTCTACATCGCGATTTGGGCCATCTTCAACCGCCAAGCTTTGCTTGTAGGGGGTGTTGCCACCCTGTCTCGAGGGGAGCATAAAGAATGAGCCCGATTGTTGCAGGTCTAATCAACCTTTTGATTACAGCTTTGGCTGATGAGCTACGCAAACGCTATCCCGCTTTGCCGGTCAAAATCATCCAGCAGCTATCGTTTGAGAACGCGGAGATTCTGATTCGATTCTTTACCGATGACGTGCAGCGGGAAGCCGAACTGAGAGCCCTCTATGCAAAGGCCGAGTACCTGCTTTCCCAGGCCCTAGCCGAGCCCGAGGGGGGCGAGGCATGAGAGCGGTGCTTTTTCTGACGGTATTGGCATTGGCGGGGTGTTTTCCTGCGCTCAATGACCCCAACGTCAAACGGGAGCCGGTAGAGGCCCCCTGGACGCATGGGTTCAGTGTGGAGGCTCGAGGGGTGTTTGTAGCCGCCAGCAGCGGGCCTATAGAAGCTGTAGAGGGGCCTAACTGCCAGTTTCGGGATACCCTAGCCGCAGGGCCGCGTTCGGCAGTCTCCTGTGATGCCCCAGGGCGCTACAGACTGCAAACCAGGGGCACGGTATCGGCAGGGGTGGTATTGCGGTAAATGCGATGGCGAAGGGGCTCGAGGGCTACTCGAGTCCCTCTTTTTTTGGGGAGGGCTTGACATTGTAGCAAAACCTGGTGACAAGAGTTCAAATAGCGCCGGAGTTATTGGTTTATGTCGGTGGGTTTATCAACCTGGTTACGAGTTTGATAAATTTGGTCATTGCAATACTGTTCAAAGAAGTTGCTTTGGCAATAACGTTTGGGTGCACTTTCATCGGATCGTTATTTGTTTTTTGGTTTATAACAGCGGTAAGCGGAAAAACATCCGAGTATTACGAAGAGTAGCACCTATTTCCTTTTTCCTTTTTAGCCATGTATGCTACACGCGGGGGGGAGCCTGTGAAGCAAGACGGCTTTGGACATGAACGGGGTTTCCAGGGCGAAACAAACGACTGGATCACCCCGAAATGGCTTCTCAATTTACTCGGGGGGCCTGATTTTTTTGACCTTGACCCATGCGCGTCAGAGACGCAGCCGTGGCCCACGGCTAAGCGGCACTACACCGTCAAGGACAACGGCCTGATCCAGCCGTGGGAAGGCAACATCTTTTTGAACCCACCTTACGGGCCACATACCCAGGTGTGGGTTAGAAAGCTCGTTGACCACTACCGTAGCGGTGGCGATGGTGGAATCGCGCTTATTTTCGCCAGGGTGGAGACTCAGCTTTGGCAGAGCGTGATTTTCCCGACTGCCCACGCCTACGTATTCCCTCGAGGGCGCATCAATTTTGCGCGTCCAGACGGTACAATCCCGCGCCAGTCATCGGGAGCCCCAAGTGCCTTGATAGCATGGGGAGACAAAAACCGCGACCGGCTCTTTAGCCTCATTGCAGAACGCAAACTGCAAGGGGCTTTTTTTGATATGGCCTTCTACTCAGAGGCTACCGAAACGGGCCTCGAGTTGTTGGAAGAAAGGGTATTTATGAAAAAAGATGGAGGTGGAGCCTGACATCCTCCCCGGACTGAAGTCCGGGGGTTCCTAAGCGGAACTTTCGAGGTTGGAGTCTGTATGCGAGCATTGCTGCCCTCCTACCTTCACTCCATCCAGCCGCTCCCCGCCGGGAGCAGCCTGTTTGGGTTGCCCCAAACGGGCCGTGTCAGACGGCCCTTGACGCAGCAGTCCAGCCGCTACGCCAGCGATGTTCAGACTCGCTACCACGTCTGCATTGCCCTGGTAGCCGCAGGCCACACATCGGAAGTGGCTCTGCTCGGGTCGGTTGGCCCGGGTGGCATGGCCGCACCTCGGGCAGGTACGGCTGGTCTTGCGGGGGTCTACGAACACAACCCGAACACCCGCTTTCTCGGCCTTGTACTGCACGAAGTCCACCAGTTGCCGGAAGGCCCAGCTGGAGACCATGCGGTTGAAACGTTTGCTCCCTCTCACCCGATCCCGGATGCCGTCGAGTTGCTCGAAAGCCAGCACCGGGTTGGGGTACTGAAGGGCCAGGTTGAGCAGTTGACGGCTGACCTTGTGGTTCAGGTCAGTCATCCAGCGACGCTCTTTGCCCTTTTGAGCCCGCACCTGGTCGGTGCGGCGGTGGCGCTGGTAGCGGCCTCTCAGAGCAGCGAAGCGCTCCCGGCGGTGGCGGATGGGTTTACCATTGGCGACAAAAAGGCCATTGGGGTGCTTGGCTGTGGCCAACCGAACGATACCCAGGTCTACCCCAATCACGGTGGGTTCACCGTGCCCGTCACGGACGGTAGGGGTGTGGGGTACGCGCAGGGGCAGCATCACGAACCAGTCATTGCCCCTCCTGAACAGCCGAGCATCTCCTTTGACCCACCGAAGTCGTTCCCGCCACTTTGTGGGGACGCAGAGGGGAAGCCAGAGGTATTCTCCCTTTCGCCCGGTGGACAGCCGCAGGGTGGTGCCAACGACCTTGTAAGCGTTGACCCCCAGCCCTATGCCCTGGCTGCGAACCACTGTGGGCTTGCCCACCTTGCGTTTGCTCTTGCGCAGCCCGAAATGGCTCCGTGCAAGCTGTACAGCCTGGTTGACCGCCATGCGGCAGTAGTCAGAAGGCAACCCCAGAGTGCGAATGTTTGGGTAGGTGGCGGCATGGATCTTCCCCCTGTTCGAGGTTTTGTTGCTCAGAGCATAGTCAAGCCCCAACTGCGTCCCCTGGCGGAAGCGTTCAGCGGTCTGGTCAAGCCAGCGCCGCTTGCCTGCTCCGGGGTTGCGCAGCTTGAGCACAATAGTTTCTGCTCTGTGCATGAAAGTAGTATCCCAAAAATCAAACCGCAAATCAAGTTAACGACCCTGCACCGGGCTTTGCCCGGCTTCCGCTTCCTCCCCGCATTGAAATGCGGGGCATCCGCGAAAGGTTTTTTGTGATAACAAATCCGTATGAGTACAAACCCCTGTCAGTAGAAGACCTGGAAGCGGTCAAGCGATTGACCCGCGACCAGGCAGTAGCCTCTGAAACACTCGGGAAAGCCGAGAAGTCAAACCATTGAAGTGGAGCGAGCCAAGTATCCAGGGTCAAACCACGGTCTAAGAGCAACCACCCCGCGCCTTGAGGGGCAAACCAGGGCATAATGTGACTATGCTAAAACCCTACACGATCCAACACCCAAACCCCGAGCTGGCCGGTGAGGTGCATTTTCGCAACCTGACCGTAGCCGACAACATCCAGATAGGCGTTCGCAAGGCCATGCTTTGCAATGGAGCGCGTTTTGACGACCTGCCCGAGGGCGAGCGGGTGCTACTGCACGTTGTGGCTACCCTCGAGCAGGCCATTACACGCGCCCCTAGAGGCTTCTACGATGGCGACGCCGCCAAGGGCCAGATGCCTGTGCTAAACCCCGCACGGTTGGCGCAGGAGGACGAGGACATACTTTTTATGCTCTACCGGCACTATCAGGCCGAGGTGCAATCCTTTCGTCGAACACGAGAAAGCAGCGCTGGAAAGCCTGACCAACAACCCGACGGCCTTTTTGCTGATAACAGCAGCGCAGCGGGCCAACCGTGACCCCCTCGAGGCCCTTGGATTCACAGGGCCACTGACCGAGGCGGTGGCCGAATGGTACTTGCAGTTTGTAGATGAAAAATACCGCGAGTTTGTAGCCACTGAAAAGGCCAAACAGGAAGCCGAGCGGACGGTGGGGGTGCGCAACGCATGGCACGACGCGACCAGGGGCAAAAAGGGGTACAGGGGGCCCAGAGGCCACCTGAAAGGCGAGTGGTAGCCAACCGGAAAGAGGCGTACATTCAGGCCCTCATCAGGGACTACCTCGAGCTTCACGGCTGGATTGTGCTGATCACCGACGCCGGAGAAGTAGCCCGGGCGACCCGCCAGGCACACCGGAGGGGCCGCCTCAAGCCAGGAACGCCGGACATTATCGCACTCAAAGGCGGGCGCGGCATCGCCATTGAGTGCAAGCGTACCCAGGGAGGACGCACCAGTCAGGGCCAGCGGCTCGAGCACGAGCGGTACAGGTTGGCCGGTGTGCCGGTTGCGGTAGTCACAAGCCTGGATGAACTCAAAAAGTGGCTTTCGGTGCTTGAAACGTAGGGGGCAACAATGGATTATCGCGACGCAGCAATGGGAGAGATGCTGAAAGGGCAAATAAATGCGGTTTACAGGTTTATCAAGGGGCTTTTTGGCAATTTCAAAAACTTTTACACGTTTTACAAAACATATCCCGTCGGAAACATGACGGGGAAAATTTCTAATCCACGCTAGGGGCTTGACACATTAGCCAATCTATGCTAATCTGTATTCATAGAGGAGGAGGATATGAACAAAGAAGTTGAGCTTGTCAGGGTTGAAAAAAGCTGGAATGGGGCTCTAAATATACACTACCGAAAGTACGGGCTAGATTTTATTGTTGGTGTCCGGGGGGTTCACTTCTATCTCGGTGACCTGGATTTGTCCACCCTACAAGCACTAATGGACCAAGGGATAGAGGATCACATCCGTAGTAGCGGCTGCTCCCCTGAGGTTGTTGAAGAGGCGCTGGGTATTTTTTCTAGTGCCCGTCGTTACATTCTCGCTCGTGAGGGGCGTCCTTGCTTCGTCCGCTACGGCCGTCTGCCTAAAGGTGGCCGGAGCAAGAACTTTCGAGACAACCGCCTCGAGGCGGGGGTTAGCGTCTATCCCGCGTTTGAGGAAAGCGGGCGCTATTACATCGTTGCCCGTGATCCATCTTTCATCGCCCTCAATGGCGACCGCGAAGTCTTCGAGGTTGCCGGTGAGATCGCGGGCACCGGTTCTGACGGCGAGCCGGTGCTGCGCAAGGCCAAAATCGTTCGTTCGGTTGCTTCCGAGCGGGTGGTTTTGATTTGATTCAAGTTTTTCTTGCCCCTGCCTGCCGGGGTAAAAGGCAGGCAAAAGAAGGAGGAAGTATGTTGTTGCATGCCGAAGCAAAGCAGATTTTTGATAAAGCAGGGGAATACGGCCCTCGGGCTCGAGCCTACGTGCTCGAGTATGTAGCGAAGAAGGCTTTGGTGTTGGGCCTCAAAAAGGACCCCCTGCCTTCGCGCGTTGAGGCGGCTGTGCGCGCCGCTATCGTTGATGCGGGTAATGACGTGCTGCCCGCTACTATTGGCGAGGCAATGAAGCGGTATGGGATTACCGCCGCAGATGTCTCAAAATGGGGTGATGTTCGCTATGAGCAATCCACCCTGGTTGTTTGCGCGCGGATTTTTCTCCCCGCCGGCTTGGCGGGTGAACTGGCCTCTTCCGTAGGGGCCAAACTTTTCGAGGCCATCCTCGAGTTGGCCGGGCTAGCCGGCACCCGTATACCCCTCGCGCAGAGGTACGCCGAGTTGGGGGATGCTCCCCCAGAAGTAAAAGCCCAGTTCGACCGCTTCTGGGGCATGTGGGCCCCAGCAGCGGCCGACTACTACGACCGGGATCGTATCGCGGGCTTTATTGAGTAGGGGAAGGCTGATGTCTTACGAAGCAGTAAAGCGGCACCGTATGCGCCAGGCCGCCAAAGTGCGAGCTTATGAGGGGATGCTCGAGGTGATGCGAATACACCTCGAGGCCCTCTCCTGGCGTGAGCCGTCGGGGGAAGATGCGCTCGAGCTGCTCGAGCATCTGGCTATAGCGGCTCAGGTACCCGAGCTGATTGAGCGGGCTCGGGCTCGTCGCCTAAAATAGTGGAGCTCGGGCCATCTTTCGCCCTTGACCTAAAGCCAGCTTGTCTTGTAGAATGTTCTCGGGGAGCATAGCCACCCCCCTACTCAACCCCGCCAGCCCCGGCGGGGGTTTCCAACTCGTGTAGACGGCCCTCGAGCAGGGCCAGCACCACGCGGCGGGGGATGAGCATTCGCTTACCCAGCCGTACCCCATGCTTGCGGGCTAGCTGGTACAGGGCATCGCGCCCGATCCGCTCTCTACCGATCAGCCTGTGTAACTCCGGAATGGTTGCGAGCAACGGGATGTTTTCCATACATCCCGCATGGTGTGGAATTGCTTACCCCTTTGGGTAGAACATTTGGTCTCAGAGCAAATGTTCTACCTCCAGTCGTTCGGGTGACGACTCCCCGGACTAAAGTCCGGGGCTTCTCGGGGTCTCCCCCGAAGGCCCCGTCCAGGCCCA